TTAACATCCAAAATAAAAACAAACAGATATACACCACCTCGGGGACAGGTTGGCTTTCAAGAACGCTTCAAATAATGCCTCAACATCCACCTCCGGATTACCGGTGGACGGAATAGCCGTTACCCCGTTGGTAACGGATGCCGGGGATACCTGTGCCACTTCGGCTTTAGCCGGATCGATAAAGTCAATATCAATCCGTTCAATAATGGCCGAAGCCAGCGCATTACGGACCAGTGTATCGGCTGCCGGGTTACTGAATCTGACCAGCTCATCCGTCAGTACAGCAATGTTGGCAACTTTGGCAACCCCCAGCTGAACAGACTGAAAATCGAATTTGGTCAGCGGTTTTGGTGCGCCCTGCCCCACCCAGTAACCCTGACCGCCGCTGATTTGCCCCGGAATACGGACATTAAACGGAATACGGAACAGGAACGGGATATTGCCGGTACCGAACTGACCGATAATCGTTTTCGGACGCAGGAACTCAATAAAATCACCGGCAAACTGCTGATATTCAGTCAGAGCACCAGCCCACTGAGGGTCGGTGGTTGTTCCGGCGCTGACGGCCGCTTTCAGTACATTCTGCAGGCGCGGCTGCTCAGGATACTGTGACCTGGCAATCTCCAGTGCCTGGGTTGTATTACCTTTGGAAGCGGCCAGACACTTCACGTAACGGGCAAACTCAATACCGGGTTCCAGTTTTTCGTCCGCCTTAATCACACCGCCGCGCAGTTGGGCGGCTTCACGGAATGATTTCTGCTCTGCATCCACCGGTTTGGCCTCTTTTGCCTGGGTACTTTCCATCTCGCGCAGACGTGCCAGATGCGCATCAACAGATTTGATTTCATCTGTCAGCCCGTCATAACTTTCGGATTCCTCCGCATCAAGGGTGCGCCCTTCCTCAGCGGCTTTGTTCATAATATCCAGACGGGCGGCATCACTGGCGGCACGTTTCGCTTCAAACGACTTAATTTGAGCACAGCAATGCGGGGTTTCAGTATCTTTAAACGCTTCACAGTGCAGAACCCGGTCTGGTGATGCTGATTAGTGCATCCTGTAATTTAATATCATTAACGTAGCGGGCAACTGTATGACCGGCGCTGTTGATAATTTCAGCCTTGTCACCCGGCTGTAATACGAGGTCGTCACCACAGTTGTTGTGGTCGGTGTAATCCAGCTTAAATGCATACGGTGTCCACTGAATGCCGTAACCGGACTCAATGACTTCTTTACCTGATACGGTCGTTACTTTGATTGTGAACATAGCTGTTTCTCCGGTCAGAAAGTCGGCTCATATGAACGGACTTTGTGTTTGGTTTGAGCCGTCTCTCCGGCTGTCACGCCCGTTGCTCCGGCAGATGACGTTGCTGCCTGCATTGGTAATCACACCATGGATTCGTTGTTTTTGATTCTCCCTGTACACTCACCGGGAAAGGTTTACGGGTCCCTGTTAATACAGGAAGACTGCGACAACGCGGCGCATAAAAGCCCACTCAGTGAGCATGCTTTGTGATGGGTTACAGTGGCAGAGCCTCATTATTAAAAACAAATTAATTTATTAAAAATCAAAAAGATAAAGCATTGACGCTGTTTTTTATTTTTCATTAAAATGCACATGCTGTGTTGAAAAAAGAAAATCGTTTTGATTTCGCCCGGATTCCCCCGGGCTTTTTTTACCAGGTAGACCCCGCTATTTAGCAAAGTGTTATTTATCTTTTGTTTAGTTCTGAGGACGTAATTTTATCCAAGAGCGTTTACCCGCGTGAAACACTTAAGCCCGTTCCTCCATCGGTTCAGGGCTATTTTTTTATCCTTTCCGCTTCTATCTCCCGTATTGACCACTTATCGTGATTACAGTTAGCAATATATTTCATGGCATCAGCCAGCAGCTCAACTGCACCACCGAACGTCAGATCATCCGGTATCTCAACCTGCTCACAATCAGCGGTCAGTTGTGGTGGAATCGATATCACCGGTGCGGGTATTAATTCCGGTCGCGTATCTGCGCAACTCACTGACAACATCAGCGGGAACAGGAGTAACAGCGCATTCACTGCCCTTAAATACTGTTTTGATAACTGTCTTAACCTTGACATGCTCTGTACCCTCGGTCTGTTTGGCTTTGATGTTGTCGAGTGATACGCGGTGATTGGTGATGATGGCTGAAAGCGTGGTGGTGTTTATCACCAGCTGGGCTGACAATTGTCCGGACAACCTTGTGTTATTCACCTTCAGTTGCTGGTTATCCCGGTAAATGTCATATACCCACCAGACAGCAGCAATAAACAGCGCGGCAATTACCGTTTCTTTCCGGTTCATGGAGCTTCACACTCATAATGGATCACACCGTCCAGCGGGTTACCCGGCAGTGGCTTACAGTGAGTATCGAGTGAATACAGATAACAGCCCGCCAGCAGGCAGGCCGTCAGAAGAATGATCGCGATGATGATCAGCATTATGGGGTTCCGTGACATACCGCTTTCTCCGTTTCGCGCCGGTTAATCAGCCCCTGCCACTGCTTACCACCCGCAAATGTCCAGCGCTTCATTTCGTCACATGCACCGGCGATATCACCGGCATTGAGTTTGCGCAGCATCGTCGAACGTGAGAACGCGCCTGGGCCGACGTTGTAGACAAATGAATAGATGGCCGCCCGGGTATTGTCATCAATCGGCACTTTGATCATCGGGTCAACCGCGCGCCGGACTTTCGTCAGGTCGTTATGCAGCAGCGCCTTACATTCAGCATCCGTATACAGCTTGCCGGGCTGAATATCACTACCGGTATGGCCGTAACATACGGTGAGCACCCCGACCACATCACGGTAAGGTTTGTACTCAACACCCTCATACGCGGGGATCAGCACCAGCGCACCGGCAATCGCCCCGGCGGCACAAGCGGCCATGACTTTTTTAAATAATTGGCTATTCATGATGTTCTCCGGCTTTCAGTTGGAATTCTTTCCGTTTGTAATACCAGTTCACCAGGAACGTCCCGACAGTACAGATAATCCCGGCAACAATAGCCCACTGATCCAAGGATAAAACGCCAAAAGCAGAGGTTATAAGCCCCCAGGCGTATGCTGTAGGGCTGGAATATTTGTCAGACATGCGCATATCCACCCCCTGCGGAGTGTTCCGTATGTTGAGTGATAGGGGTAATGCCGCAGCCGGGTTATATGTTTTAAACAGGTTAAAATGAGGTGGCCGCAGCATTATTCAGATAATCCCGCCAGCGGCGGGAAAGTAATAAGAAGAGCACTGTATCCGAACGTGGATTAGGGAATGAGCCTGTCGTATTCCAATGCTCTTATTGTTGCGGACAATAAAAAAGGCCGCACATGGCGACCTTAAGGTTAATTTTGTGAATGTATATATAATTCAACTGCTCGTATCGTTAATGACATTAATCAAGGATTATAT